TATATGTTGCAGCATCAGCAGGTTTATATTTAGCAATAGCATGTAAACATAGGGTTGCAAATAATAATTCAATATTCCTTTTGCATAAAGGGTCTATATCTTTAGGGCAAACCAATATGGGAGAGGCTGAGGACTTAATTTCTTTCTATAAAGATGAGGTTGGTAAATTGTTTGATGATTTAATTATCAGAAGAACTAAAATCACTGCTGAAGAATTAAAGAAAATTAAGCGAAATGAAACTTATTGTTTGGCACAAGAAGCTTTAGATAAATATGGCTTTATTGATGAGATTTTATAATACCAAAATAATAAAGAGGTATACATATGGATTGTAAAGTAATAATTAAACCTTCTATTGCAAGGACTTTATTACATAGGGGTAATTCAATAATTGATATTAAACCAAATAAAGATAAACCATTAGAATCTGTATTCGTGTTTGAGAATACAGAAAAGTTCAGAAATGATTTGACTGCTATAACAAAATAGCAGTCTTTTTATTTGAAAAAATTCGTAAAAGAAGGAGATGTTTTGTTTTGGTAAAAATAAAAGAAAAAATATGTTATATTTATAAAATCAAAAATATTATAGATGAAAAAGTATATATAGGTCAAACATCTAATTTTAAAGTAAGATTACGTAATCATGTGAGCGAATTAAAGAGAAATAAACATGGTAACGAATATTTACAAAATGCAGTAAATAAATTTGGTATTAATAATTTTCTGTTTGAGATATTAGAACAATGCAATGAAAATAACGTTGATTTTAAGGAAAGATATTGGATGGATTTTTATGATAGTTGTAATAGAAATAAAGGATATAACTTAATATACGGGGGTAATTCTAATAAACATCACTCTAAAGAAACAAAAATAAAAATTAGTAAGTCATTAACTGGTTTAAAACGAGGCGATATGTCAGAAGAACAAAAGAAACAAATTAGTATTACAAAAACTGGTGTCCCCCTTTCTGAAGAAACTAAAGCAAAATTACGCATTGCTAGTAAACTTCACACTACTCTCTCAGAAGAGCATAAAAATAAAATTAGTAAATCTCATGAAAAGTTAACAGAAATACAAGTAGAAGAAATTAGAGAAAAATATGCGTCAGGAAAATATACTCAAAGAAAACTAGGAGAAGAATATGGTGTATCTGGTCCAACAATTGGCAACGTAATTAGATTTAAAAGTTATAAGTACCTAGATAGTAAAAATAAAATAAATGGAGATGTTTAGAATTGAAATTAACCGTTGTACATTACTTTTCAGACAATACATTTACACATTTAGCCTCCGAATATTTTATTGATGGTGAAATGGTTTCTCTTTCTGATTATGCTAATTTCATGAAAGATTTATACGATGAAACAACTTGTGAAACTGATGAATCTGATAGCCAATGTGCTTGTAGTTTAGATGGGAATTGCGAGAAATGTGATTGTTCTGAGTGTGATGGTTGTGACAATATAGAATGTTGTAATGAAAATATAGAGTATATGGATTGTGAGGATAAAGAATTGGAAAATGAATGTGAGTGTCCCATCTGCACAGGCAAAGAAGAGGCGATGGGGTTATGTTGCTATTGTGAAGAGTGCTTGGAAAATTATATGAAGGAATCAATTGAAGAATGTTTAGAAGTTATTTTTGAGGATTCTTGTCCAGAATGTAAGATTGACAGCGTTTTAAAATTAGCATATAAATGTTTGGAGTTAGGGAAACAGAGTACTAGGCAAGATGTAATGGAATTTTTAGAGAAATAAAAATATAGTTAGATTTTAATAGGATATTTATAGGTTTAATATTATTAAAATAATATAATAAAGTTTTGTGGATAAGTCAAGGACTCAGGCAATAAATGTCTGAGTTTTTTGTTGTCTTCAAAAATATTGTTTGACTTGAAGACAGGTATTTTAGGGCTTGATCACCCTATCTCCACACCCTGTCTTCTATTTATTTTTAGTGGTAATTAGTGTGGAGAGATAAAAATGTGTGGAAAGAAGGAATTAGAAATGTTAGTAGAAAATCAAGAAGTAAAAATGAAAGTTTGTAGCAAATGCGGAGAATTAAAATTAGCAACCCAAGAATATTTTCATAAACATAAAAACTGCAAAGATGGTTTAAATCCAGTTTGTAAAGATTGTAGAAGTAAAATTGCTGCAAACAGAATTAGGAGAAGAATAGAAAACATTTCAGAAGGATTTAAGCAATGCTTGGATTGTGGTAATGTTTTAGAAATTAACAATGATATTTTTAATAAAACCAATAATTCTACGGATGGATATTATAATATTTGTAAAACATGTCAGATTGCTCGTAGAAGAAATAGCGCAGAAGAAGGATTTAAAAAATGCATACATTGCAATAATATTTATCCTTTGACAAGAGATTATTTTCAACCAGAAAAACGATGTATTGATGGGTATAGGAATGTATGTTGGAAGTGCGCAGGAAGAGATTTCTTTCCAGATTGTGCAAATGAATCTTGGACCGAAAATGATATATTAATTGTTAAGAATAATTATGATAAACTTAATATAAAAGATATTATTCCTTTATTATTTGTTGAAAGAGCAGAAAAAGCTATAATGCATGTAGCACAAAAATTAGGTATAAGAAAAATAGAAAATCATATTGACAATTATAATGATATTAAATATAAATTTATTGATAATATATTACATAAATATTGTAAATCGTGTGGCAGGTATCTACCATTAACTTACGATTATTTTCCAAAAGATATATCTTGTACAGATCAATTCAGAAATGTCTGCCGTGAATGTAAAGGCGAGAATTTTAGAGTCGATTCAAATGTTCACATATGGAATGGTCAAGAAATAAATATATTAGAAAATTACTATTCACATATGACAAATAATGAACTTTATAAAAAATATCTTCCCAATATTAGTATTGATAGGATTATAAGAAAAGCAAATAGTTTAGGGCTATACAAAACAGAACAAACAATACAAAAGTGTGCTCAAGAAGTAGGAGATTTTCATGCTAAAAGATTGTTGGGGTTGAATAAATGGGTTAATGATGATAATCCTCAATATAATAGTCAAAGATTTGGTGAATTAAATCCGAATTATAAAGGTGGCATTAGTGCTTTATCACAAGAGTTAAGAAGAAATATCAAACAGTGGAAAATAGATAGTATGGAAAATTCAAATTATAAATGCCTATTTTCAGGTGGAAGATTTGATGATATTCACCATTTATATAGTTTTGACAATATAGTTAAAGATACTTTAAAAGAAATCGAACTACCACTATACGAGAATATATCTTGGTATACTCAAGATGAATTACATCAATTAATAAATAAATGCTTAGAAATACATTATCGCTACCCTCTGGGGATATGTTTACAGGAAAAATATCATCTGAAATTTCATGCAGAGTTCGGTTTTGGTGGTAATACAGTAGAACAATTTGAGGAATTTATTAATAATTATTATAGTGGTAAATATAAAGATTTGGAAGAGGTTGGATAAATGCCAACCACTCTAATTCAAGGAGAATTTAATATGGCAAAAAACCAAAAGAAAACAAATGTTAAAATAAAACGCAACGAAATAACATGTAGTAAATGTGGATTAATCAAAACAGCTAATATTAGCAATTATTTTAAAACAGCTAGTCCATTATATCAAGAATTTTTCCCAACATGTAAAGATTGTATTTACGAATTATATAATTCTTATATTAAATCTGGGTCGAATTCTAGAGATGCAATAATTAAGATTTGCGAACTATTAGATAGACCATACATTGATGATGTATTTTACAATACTTATGAAAAAGAAAAAGATAATCCTAATATTTTAGGAATTTATCTTAAAGATGTATCTATGCCTCAATACAAGAAACAGGGTTTATTAAGATATGGAGATAGTATTTTTGCAAGAAATTCAATGAACTCAGCTCAAGAAATATTTGAAGATAAAACTAGAACATACGATGAAGAATGGAATGGTAGGTATACAAAATCAGATATTGACTATCTAAATAAATATTATCAAGGCTTGAATAATGACTTTAAAATAATTACAACAAATCATAAGGATTATGCTAAAAAGATTGCTCAAGCGAGTTTGGCTGTAAATAAGGCGTATCAAGATATGTTGGATGGTGTTTCAGGGGCAGATAAAAGGTATAAGGATTTACAATCTACATTTGATACTTTGTCAAAGTCTGCACAATTCAGCGAAAGTCAAAGAGGAGCTAATGATGTATCACTAGGATGTTTTGGGGTTTTATTTGATAAGGTAGAAAATAAAAAATGGATACCAATACATACACCCGTAGAAAAGGATGATTATGACAAATTAATAGATTACTTTGCATCAATAAATAAATCAATTAAATAAGAAATGTGGTTTTGATAATGACATCATATAAAAATTTTAGTAAAAGGAGTAGAAAAGAAAAAGAAGGTTCTTTTGATAATTTCGATAGTCCTTTTAGTCATGATCCTAAGAACGAAGAATCAATAGATATAGATGCTTGGGTGGAGTTTATATCATATTATAGATACCATGTAGATGAGTTCGCCACTGATGTCTTGGAGCTAAGACTCTACCCTTTCCAAAAATTAATATTAAGGTCTATGGCTAGATATCAAACATCAATGTTCATTGCTTGTCGTGGTTTAGGAAAATCATATTTAACAGCAGTTTTCTTTATTTGTATGGCAATTCTTTATCCGAACATTAAATTGGGTATCGCCAGTGGACAAGGACAACAGGCGAGAAATGTAATAATACAAAAAATTAAAGGCGAATTAATCAAAAATGAAAATATTGCAAGAGAAGTAACTTTCCCGATAAAAACTGGTTCAGATGATTGTGTTGTTGTTTTTAAGAATGGATCTGAGATCCGTGCTATATCTTTAGCTCAAAACAGAGGCGGTGAAGGGGCAAGAAGTTGGAGATTTAATGCAATTTTGGTTGATGAGGCACGTCTAGTTAAAGATAGTATTACAGAAGAAATTTTAATCCCAATGACTAAAACTAAACGACAAGCTGCTATACGTCATAACAAACCAGAAAAAGGCAAGGTTATATTTATATCTTCTGCTTATTTAAAAACAAGTGATTTATATAAAAGATTTAGATACCACTACGATGAAATGATTGCAGGTTCAAAGGACTACTATGTATGTACTCTCCCTTATCAAGTTGGAGTTCAAGCAGGAATGTTTGAAGAGGAAGATATTTTAAAAGAGCTTAGTAAACCAACAATGACACAGGATAAATTTGACTATGAATATAATGCTATATTTGTTGGTTCAAGTGGAGAAAGTTATTATCCTTATGAAATTACAGAACCTTGTAGAGTGTTGGAAAAATGTGAGTTGGAACAACCTAAAAAGTCTAATTCAGAATATATTATAGTTCATGACGTAGCATTAAGTTCAAGGAATAATTCCGATAACGCTTGCACGCATGTAATTAAGTTGAAAGCAAAAGTAAATGGGACATACACTAAAGAAGTAGTATACACAAAAACACATAATGGGACAACATTGCCAGATCAAATGCAATATTTACGAGAATTATTACATATAAAATTTCCAAATACAATTAAGTTGGTAATTGATGTGAGAGGGAACGGTGAACCTCTTCCATCATTGTTTTACGAAACGTGGGAATATGTAGATGAAAAATCAAAACAAGTAATTGAGTTCCCCCCATTGGTTTTAGATAATGATGAAAAAGCTAAAAATATTAAAGGGGCTATACCTTTAATTAGAGGGATTGCAGCGACAAACATTTTAAACAATACAATGTATACATATATGAAAGCTTGTTTTGAAAACAATTCAATAAGATTGATGTTGCCATCTGAAGAAGTTGATGTATTATACAAAACTAATGAAATTAATGTTGACCAATATGAAAAATTTATACAAACTGATTTATTAATTCAGGAATTGAGTAACATTAAACAAGATACAAATGATAATAATAATATAACTTATGACAGGATTGTTAAAACACATAAACGTGATAGGGCAACCAGTTTAGCTTATGGATTATTAATAGTAAACGAAATGGAAGAAGCAAATAGGAAAAAAGTAAAAAATGTTGTTGAAATTGATGTTAAGAAAATGTTTAATTTCCGCAAACCCCAAATCCGCAAAAGATAGGTGGTGAAAAACTATTGACTGAACAAAATCAACAAAATGGACAAATAAATAATGATTTTAATAACACAAATTCTAATAACACAAATATAACAACAGAAACAATTGCTACTAATATTCCATTATCTAAAGATGATTTGCAGTTTCAGAAATTGATGCAATTTGCTAATCTTGCAAAATATATTAAAAGAGACTTAAACTCTACTCAGCAAGTTGAATCAGTTTTTCATAAAAATTTTAAGAAATCGGATGTATTGGTATGGTTGGGAAATCCACGTAGAAATGAAAAAAAACTACGCGATTTGTCAAGATTTCTCTATGATAGTTCAGCTCATTATAAAAGGCTTTGTCAATACTTTTCAACAATGCTTACTTTTGATTATGTAGTCGAAGCATACAATCAACAAGAATTTAAAAAAGATAAGAAATTTATTGAAGATGTTCAAAAGAAATATATTAATACAGTCAACTTTATAGAAGTTATGAATATTAAGCATGAATTTTCTAAATTAATTTCAAGAATTTTTATTGATGATATTGTTTATGGGTATGAATATAATCTTAAAAATTCTTACTTCTTTGATATATTGAACCCAGATTACTGTGCAATTAGTAGTATCGAGGATGGTGTACTTAATTACTCATACAATTTTCACTTTTTTGACCTATATCCTAAAGAATTAGAAAGATATGCTGATGAATTTAAAGTAAAATATAATATTTACAAGTCTGATAAAAAAAATAAAAAATGGCAAGAGCTTGATTCTAGTAAGACTATATGTATAAAAGCAAATCAAACTGTTGATTATCCTATACCACCCTTCTCTGCTGTGTTTGAAGATATTTATGCATTAGAATCTTATAAGGAAATTCAATTATCTAAGACAGAGTTAGAGAATTATCTACTCCTTGTAGCTAAGATACCTTATTTGAAAGAGGCAGGAGTTAGTAATAATTTCTCCTTAAGTTTAGATAAAGCCGTAGAATATTTTAATCTTATGTCTGAAAGTCTTCCAGACCAAATCGGTAGTATTTTGTCGCCATTTGACGAAATATCTGCAATAAAACTAAATAAATCTGATAAAGATTTAAACGGAGTGGCATTAGCAGAGGATTCAATTTACAATTCAGCAGGAGTACCAAAATTGATTTTCAATTCCGATAAAGCGTCAGGTGCAGCACTAAATAAATCAATTTTAAATGATGAATGTGTAATGTTTGATATACTTCGCCAATTTGAACGATGGTTGAATCGTAAGCTTAAAGGAGAAACAAAGAAAATAGATTTCAAAGTTTCGTTCTTAGATATAACAAAATATAACAAAGAAGATTTAGTTACATCATATAAAGATGCTAGTTCTTTAGGTTTGCCAGTTAAATTAAGATACTGTGCTTCATTGGGATTAAGTCCTTCTGATGTATTGAATTCAATGTTTGTTGAAAATGATGTTCTTTCTATTGTTGATAATTTCGTGCCTCTGTCAAATTCATATACGCAAACTGGTAATGACAAAGGTGGGAATCCCGGTAAAGGTGATAATTTAGAAGATTCAACTGAAGCAGGAGATTTGCTTGATGCAAATAACCCAGATAATAGAACATAATTTACTATATTTAAATCTATTTAAAGGAGGTGAGATAAGAAATTGGAATATAAAATTAACACATCACTACCAATTCAATTTGAGAAAATAGATAATCCTCCATATCTAAATGATTCAAGATTCCAAGCAGTGAGATGCTATGTAGCCCATGAGAAAGATAATTATAATGGATCTTGGTTTGACACTTCTGTATTAGAAAATATGGGAAAACATATGGCAGGAGTTCCTATTGTTGGTTACATATCTATTGATAATACAAATACATCTGATTTCAATGGACACGAAGAAAGACTAATTATTCAAGATGGTGAAATGTCCTTTGAATATTTAGGTAGGGCATATGGGTGTATTATCTCAAACGATGATGTAGAAATAGTTCAAAGAATGCACGAATCTGGTGAAATGAGGGATTATTTAGCCGTAACAGGTATTCTTTGGAAAATGTTTGCTGAATCTATTGAGATTTTCGATAGAGACACATCCAAACCACACTCGATGGAATTACAGGAAGATAGTATTAAAGGCAAATTTGAAAAAGATGGCTACTATCATTTTACAGAGGCAAAAGTAAGAGCCTTATGTGTTTTAGGTGATGGGGTTCTTCCTGCTATGTCAAATTCACTTATAGAAAAGTTTTCAACAGTTAATTATGAAAATAGTATTCAAGAAATGCTTACAGAAATTAACGAATCAATTAAAAACTTTTCTAAAACAAAATCAAATATAGATTACTATTACATCGAAGAGGAACAAGCAAAGTTATTAGTTTCAAAAGCAAACAATATTTTTAATAAATTAGGGTTTGAATGTATTGAGTGGATAGTTGATGGGAAAGAACAAGATATTATAGGAGTAGTAAATAAAACTCTTAATAATGAAGCGACATCTAATTGGGGATTTGACATTTATGACAAAGATACAATAACAATACATACTAATGATTTAGATAAATTAGATATATCAACGTTAAGTATTAGTTCTGTAGATTTACTTTTAAATTCTAAAAAATCTACAGTTCAAAATTTCTCTTTAGAATTAAAATTGGATAATACCAATTTTGATATAAATAATCAAGAAGGAGGTAAAGATTTAGTGGATGAAAAACTAGAACTACTGCAAAAATACAATCTAACTTTAGAACAGTTGAATTTTAGTATTGAAGAAATTGAACTTGATGAGTTAGAAAGTAAGTTAAAAGAATTTACTGTTGAAACAAACAAACCTGAAATTACATTCTCAGCAACATATCGTCAGAGACGAGAAGCTTTAAACAATGCTTTAGATCCAAAAATTGAGAAAGATGTGGATGGTAAAATAACATATGAGGAGTATTTATGGGTAAATGATTTTGACGATACTCATGTTTTTGTAGAAAAAACAATTTGGACACCAGATTATGAAAATAAATATGGTAGATATACTTATACATTCGATGAAGCAACCTTGACTGCAACAATTACTTCTGAATTTGAGGAAATGGTATTAGTTTGGTTGACATTAGAAGAAAATCAAAAACTTCAAGACGAAAGAACAAGTATAGAAGCTAATTTTGAGAAGTTAAAGGGTGAATTTGAAGAATATAAAAATAATTATTCAACTCTAAATGAAGAAGTTGAAGTTCTTAAAGAATTTCAATTAACCACTCTCTCAACCCAACGTACTCAAGCAGAAGAAATTCTATTCTCACAAACAGATGCTCAATTGCAAGACAATGAAGAGTATCAAATATTAAAACAAAATGCATCTCAATTCTCTTTAGAGCAACTTGAAAAAGAAGTTGCTTTTATTATAGTTAAATCTGGGACAAATGTTAAGTTTTCAAGTCATAAAGGGAGCAAGAAACAAAATCAAACAGTAAAATTACCATTTGGTTCCAATCACAATGATGAGAATGATAATAAAGTTTATGGTGATTTGTTTGAAAAGTATTTACCAAAAAGAGATTAATTAAACAATCAAGAAATAAAAACAAACTAAAATAATAATATCAAACTCCTAGAAATTTAGTATAAGGATTTTGATAATATAGAAACCATTTTAATAAAAGAATTATTTAATTAAAAATTAAGGAGGAATTTAATAATGGCACTTAAAGGCGTAGTAAGAACAGATAATGTTAAAAGCACTGTAACTGGGGGTATTCGTTCAGCGAAATTTTATGTATCCACCACTCCAACGGCAATCGAAAATGGTAATCTTGTACAGGTGGATGTGTTACTAGATGCGTCTGCAAATCGTGAGGTTTTTAAGGCAATTAAACCTGCCAACGCAACTGATAAAAATATAGGGATCGTTGCAACGCCTGAATTAATCTATGCAGAAGATAAACATTATTCTTTAGCAGATTACGAGAATGTAGCAGGACAAGTAATTACAGTTTTAATGTTAGAAAAAGGAGATATTTTATCAATTTCTGATGAATGTATTACTCCAATTAATGATGATGATGATATTCCTGCTGCCGGATCATTTGTAACATTAACGGCAGGTGGAACTAAATGGACTGAGGTAGCATCGATTACTACTGAAACGTTTTATGGTAAAATTATTGCCCGTGAACTTTATAAGAAAGACACATATTTGAATGTGATCGAAATTCTTTCTATTAACTAATAAACAATATCATATCACAGATAAATAATAATATCCCATAACAAATAAATAAAATATATTAAAAAGGAGTTGTATAATAATAATGGAAAATAAAAATGAACTGGTGAAATTGGCCACTGATGTTTACAAAAATAGATTACAAACAAATTTCTCTAAAGGAGATTCTTTAGAAGTTTTACGTCAAGCATTTATTGACTTGAACGGTGGTTCCACTAAATTGGATTTTAAAGCACTTCGTAGAAATGGTGCTCAAATGTTCG